ATTATAGAATTAAAATAACTATTTTGAAATTGGGATTTAGATAAACCAATAGATTTGTTTTCTTTCCTAGTTTCTGATATATAAAACAAACATTCATTTGACAGGCTATAAAACAAAATGTTTTATTGTGCTTAATTAAAAAGGAAGTCAGTATGCCAATCTGGAGCGATTTTTTTCGTCTATTCCAATATGCTACAGAAAAAGACCCTCTGTCGGCTCGCAAAGATCCAAAAAACTTTGGTACTGCTGGCATTGCACAGCCAGAAGCATTAGGTACAGATTTTGAAAGCGGTGGCGGTCCAGGCGGTCAAACAAGTTACCGCCAAACAAACGACATGATCGACACAACTACTTTGTCGAATCGTGCAATGAGATACAAAGAATACGAACGCCTACGCAATGTTCCAGAAATCGAACTTGCTGTAACGGTTTTTTCGGATGAAGCTTGTGTGTCAGGTGATACAAAAGTATCAACTCCATTTGGATTTATAACAATCAAAGAACTCGCAGAAAAAAGATCAGAAGAAAGATTTTTGGTTTATTGTTATGACTTTAAGAAAAAAGACTACACTCTTGGTTGGGCTTTTGCTCCAAGATTAGTAAAAAAAGAAAAAACAATTACAATCATTTTAGATGATGGATCAAAGTTCACAGCAACAAATGATCACAGAGTTTTACAAAAAGATGGAACTTGGATCGAAACTGGAGATCTTAAGTTTGGCGATGATCTTATGGCATTTTATCGTTTGCCAGCTACTGCAAAATTGAAACATAAACAGTTTCCAAGATTGTTTTCAACAAAAAGAGGATGGATTAGCGAAAGACAATTTGTTGATGATTGGAAAACTGGAAAAACTGATGTTGCCTACGAAAAAGCTAATCGCGTATTAAGAATGGTATGCGGAGGACTTACAACCAGACAAATCGCTAAGGCTCTAGAACATGATTGGTCCAGTATTGAAGGATGGATTGAAAAAGAAGGATTTACATCTAAAGAAATTCGCCGACTTATGAAAAAAAATGACTCCAGAAGAGTTGTTGGAATCGAAGAAGGTGAAATTCAAGATGTTTATGACATATCTGTTGAAGAACATAAATGCTTTGCAACAGATTCTGTAATTCTGCATAACTGTCAAAAAGATGAAGATGGAAATATCTTTAAAATCAGAGCAGAAAATGATGAAATTCGTGAAGAAGTAGAATTTTTATTGTTGCATAGAAAAATGCTTAACATGAACCGAAATGGATGGACATGGTTCAAAAATCTTTGTATATCTGGAGATTTTTTCTGTGAGATTGTTATAAATCCTGAAAATCCAAAAGAAGGAATCTATCGAACTGTACCTTTGCCTCCTGAAACAATGTATCGAATTGAAACTGTTAAAGGTAAATTAATTGAATTTCAACAAAGCAAAGAAGGTCCGGATTACCAAGCTTTAATCAAAGGTCCAGTTAACGGACAAGATGATACGGAACTAAACCAAACAACAGCTATTCGTTTTGCTCCAAGTCAAATCGTTCACTTTAGAATTGGAGATGATAGAAAAACATTCTTCCCTTATGGACAAAGTTTAATCGAACCCGCTCGTGGACCGGCACATAGCTTAAGGCTTATGGAAGATGCTATGGTAGTGTACAGACTTTGTCTGGTAGGCGATACGAGAATTAGAACGTCTGATGGATACAAATACATCAAAGATGTTACAAAAGAAGATTTTGTTTATTCGTACAATGAAAAAGGTCAAACTGTAAAAAACAAAGTAGTTAATTTTATAAACAACGGAACAAAAGATGTTTATAAGGTTCGCACTAAGCACGTAGAAATTACAGGGACTGAAACCCATCCTTTACTAATCAACAGAGATGGCGTAATTCAATACGTTGACATTAAAGATTTGATTGTTGGCAAAGATAAAATAATCAATGTAAAAAGAGATGAAGAAATCAATCAAATTGAAATTCCAACTATTTTTGGAGAAAAATGGGCTAAACTAGATTTTTCACAAAGAACTGCTTTTAGAAATACAATATATCAAAACAAATCTGAGCTAATGAGAAAATGTGGAAATCCTGAAAGAGTTAAACAATTTCTTTATAGCGAAGGAAAATCATTGCCTTATCAAAAAGCTATTGAAATATGCGAAAAATTTGATTTGGACACAACCAAGTTAATTATATCCAATAAAAATCAAATTAATTCTGAGCGACTACAAGTTCCAAAGCATGTAGATGAAGATTTCGCTAGATTATTTGGCTTTTTAATTGGCGATGGATCAATTAGAAAAAGTGGATATCAATTAAGCTTTACAGCAGGCATCAATGATGTTCAAAATATTTTTTATAAGAATTTGCTTGAAAAATATTTTGGAAAAGTTAGATTTGAAAAAGAAAAAAGAAGCAATAATGAAATCTTAGGAAATTACACAGTCGATTCGGCATTCGCATGTAAAATATTTTTCTCAATGGGATATATTCCTGGAGCTAGAAATAAAAGAATTCCAAGCTGGGTTTTTACGGCTCCTTATAATATTCGAAAAGCATTTGTAGAAGGAATATCTGATGCTGGTGGTTGCGAAAGACACACAAAGGCAAAAACTTGGTTTTCTACAATCGAACTATGTAATAAAAAACTTGTCGAAGATATAAAAGAAGTTTGGTCTTCAATTGGATTGTGTTCAGGAAAATTAGTGCATCGAAAAAGAAATGGTGGTCATGTAATAAAGGATGGCAGAAAAATGAAGCCATCAGAATCTTACTCTGTAACAATTTCTGAGAAGCCTCTTCCGACATATGAAAATGTAATTTCAGTTGAACCTGTTGGACAAGAAGAAGTTTTTGATATAACAGTTGAAAATGAACTTCACAATTTTATCGCAAATGGGATTCCAGTACATAATACGCGCGCACCTGAGAGGAGAGTGTTCTATATTGATGTTGGTCAATTGCCACCATTTAAGGCAGAAGCTTTTATTGATCGATTAAAAGATCAATTCAGGAAAAGGAAAGTAACAAGCAATCGTGGCGTTGGCGCTAATCAAGTTGAAGAACGATGGATGCCACCTGCCCAAGATGAAGACTATTGGTTGCCAATTCGTCCAAATAGCAATACAAGAATCGATACGCTTCCAGGTGCACAAAACCTTGGAGAAATTGATGATGCTGTCTATTTTAGAAATAAACTTTTAATCAGTTTGAATTTTCCAAAAAATTATTTCAACAATGAAGATCCAGGCGCAACAAGAATCACCTTATCTGCTCAAGATGTTAAATTTGCACGCATGATCGAAAGATTGCAAAGCCATTTTGAAGATGGAATTCTTGAAATCGCTGAAAAACATTTACAGTTGCGTGGATTCCCTGAAGAAAGCTATACCGACTTAAGAGTTAAAATGACACCTCCATCGGATTGGAGAGAGCTTTCAAGAGCAGAAGTTGTAACAGCGCGTTATAACAACGCAGGAGCCTTGAAGGGCAGTCAATTAATGGCTGATTACGATATTGTAACAAAAATTTTGAAATATTCTCCAGATGAAGCAGACGAAATGCTTGCAAGATTAAAATTACAAAAACTTGAGGATCTTAAACTTCAAGTTCTTTCACAAAACCCTCAATTGCTTGGCGTTGGAATACCAAGTGCCGAGTCTAATCAAGGTCAAGGAGAGCTTGGATCTGAGTCTGGTGGACCTAACACAATGCCCTCTCCAGAAGGTCCAGAAGGGCAGGGTCAAGAAGGTCAACAGGGTCAAGAAGGACAAGAACAGCTACCGCAAGAAGGTCAAGGAGAACAACAACCTTCGCCACAACCAGAGAAGCAATCGCAAACTATCAATTTGCCTGAGCCAAATGAAGACGAAATTAAAAAATATGATCTTGAACTTCAAGACTATGAAGACGAACAAGATTATGAAGATATTGATTACAGCGTAGGTGAAGAATAATGATGGTAGGAATAAATCAATTTCCAATGATGGCAATGAACAATAAACAAATTGTTCATCAAGGATCAAAAGCCGGTTGTTTTCATTGTTTGAGAATTTTTGATGTAAGTGAAATTAAAAACTATACAGATAATGAAAAAACCGTGATCTGCCCATTGTGCGGAGTAGAT